CACCTACCTAATTGCTAGGCTAAGCATTAGGTTAGGGATCGCGCCACAGCAGTTATTAGATTTAGATAAGACCATGCTCGATGCACTTGTGCAAGGGCTCAAGGATGAAGCGAAAGAGGTGAACGATGCCAACAGAGGTCGTAGGCGCGGTCGCACTTCGTAAGGCTCTCACTAAGTATGCTCCAGACCTTGCTAAAGAATTGACAAAGGAATTAGGCGCAGTCCTAAAACCTATTGTTGGTGATGCAAGATCCTTTGTGCCGTTGCGTTCGCCTATGAGCGGATGGAGCGAGACTTACAATCAAACAGGCAGATTCCCTAAGTACAATGCTTTAGAGATCCGCAGAGGCATTATCTATAAGACAACGCCATCAAAGCCTAACCGCGCAGGATTCGTAAATAACATTCGCATCCAGAATAAGTCTATGGTCGGTGCGATCTATGAGACTGCTGGGCGTAAGAATGGTCAGGGGCAAGATTGGGTAGGCCCTAAGGCAGGTGGTGCATCTAAAGGTGTATCTCGTTCTGTTAATCCTTACGCTGGTAATCAGTTTATCTCTAACCTTGGTCAGCTCTATGGCCCTAATCGCAAGGGCGATCATCGCATGATGGGCCGCTTAATCTTTAGAGCGTGGGCTAAGACTCAGGGCAGGGCTAACGCTTCTGTGTTTAAGGCTATCGAAAAGACCACAGAAAAGTTTAATAAGAGAACAGAGATAGTAGATCTTAGGAGAGCCGCATGAGTAATGTAGCGATCAACATTGCCGCGGAGTTCACAGGAAAAAAAGCATTTAAGCAAGCCGAGACATCAACTGACAAGCTAGTCAAAAGCACAAAAAGATTAGCTGCATCTCTAGGTCTGGCTTTTGGTACTACTCAGATTCTGGCTTTTGGCAAGGCATCTATTAAGGCAGCCCTAGAAGCTCAGGCTCAGCAAGAGCGACTAGCCAACCTTGTTAAGGTTACAGTCGGGGCAACCGATGCACAGGTACAGTCTCTTAACGATCAAGCCGCTGCTTTACAAGCCATCGGTGTAGTCAATAAAGAAAACATAACCCAGACCCAGTCACAGTTAGCAACATTTAATCTTCAGATCGACACGATCAAAGCCTTAACCCCTGCCATCCTTGACTATGTAACAGCCGAGAAGGGCGCGGCGGCTTCAGCCTCAGAGTTTAAGTCCATGACCAACGGACTGGCTCAAGCCCTTAATGGCAACTTCGCATCTCTAACTAAGGTTGGCTTTGTACTTGATGATGTAACAAAGAAAACGATTAAGGAAGGCACAGAGACAGAAAGAGCAGCAGCTCTGGTCAAAGTGCTGGACTCAACCTACAAAGACTTTAACAAGAACCTTGCTAACACTCCAACAGGGCAGATGCAGAAACTGGCTAACGCAGCCGATGATGCTAAGCAGATTATTGGCACAGGCTTATTAGATGCTTTGAGATCTATTGGTGAAGATACAAGTGTCGAAAACCTTGCCAATAACATGCAAGCCGTTGCGGTTTATGTTGCAGATGTAACAAGAGGCATTGGCAAATTAACCTCAGCCCTTAACAACATTCCTATTATTGGTAATTTCGATGTGGGCATGATCCCTATCCTTGGCACTTATCTTAATGTATTGCGCGAGTCTGGAAAACAGACAGCAGTACAAACCTCTGCGGATAACTCTCATTTAAAGTCTTTACAGAATCAATTTAAGCTCAGCACTAAGATAGTAAATAATGCTAAGAAGTTATCGGCTGAAGAGTTAAAGCAACTTAAAACAAAGAAGCTACAGCAAGCCATCGACAAGGCTAACCTTGCCCTCAACAAGGGCGAAGAGATCTTTGACATGGATAAGATTCAGATCGCAGCTGCTCTTACCTCTCAGGCTGAGCAACTAGGCAAGGCAACTTCATCTACTCAACAGTTACAGATCGCTAACGACATCGCTCGTCTGACTGTTAAGCAGTCAATCCTAGCCCTAGAAGATGCAATAGCCGCTAAGGATGAACAAGCCATCATCGCGGCAACTAACAAACTTAATGCAGATCTAAAAGTCCTAAATGTCCTGTCAGGTCAGAATGTAAAGCTCACAGACATCAAGTCAATACTTGATAGCCTCAAGCCTGTAGATCTTGTCAATCAAGCCAACCTAGATGCAGCTTTGGCTAAGATCCGAGAGATGATGGCTTTACTTGCACAGGCAACTGCGCAATCTACAGCCAAGATTCCGACTAGCGCATCGCTAGGCTCTGGCATCCCAGTCGGTGACTTTATTGCACCTATCTCACGCGAAGTGGGTCAGGCAGCATCTATGGATGCCCTAATTGAATACTCAGAGGCAGCACAGGCTCGCGCTAACGCTTTTGCAGACTTACTAGATCTAGACACAGCGGCTAAGTTAGCAGCAATTCAACAGACAACCACAGGCGGTGGATTCGATGTAGGTCGATTCCGCATGGCTGAGAACGCAGGGATGAGCCCTGTGGTCAATGTGTACGCTAACACTATAGCCAACCCAGATGAGCTAACTAACCTGATTCAGAACAGCATCATTCAACTTAACAAGCGTGGTGACTACCTAACGACTGCTGGGGCATTATGAGCCGCCCTGTAATCAATGTCATTATCAACTTCTCTACAGGTGCAGGGTTCGGCAATCCTTTTATCTTAGATCAGTCCAAGTTAGGCAGCCTTGATGTCCTAGCAGATACCACAGCTCTTATCGTAGATGTATCCAATCAAGTCGATAGTGTTGCAACAAGTCGAGGACGGCAGATCAACACAGAGCAGTTCAACACAGGCTCTGCAACCATTCGCATCCTTGATCAGAATGGTGACTTCAACCCACAGAACCCATCTAGCCCTTATTACACCTATCTTAATCCCATGCGTAAGATTGCTATTACTGCAACCTACTTGGGAGTAACTTATCCAATCTTTGCAGGGTACATAACTAACTACAACACAACTACCCCTAAGTTCACAGGCGATCTTGTCTATACCACGATCAGCGCAGTAGATGGCTTCCGTCTATTCCAGAACGCTCAATTCTTTGGCGTTGTCGGGGCAACAGCAGGTGAGACCACAGGCACACGCGTTGGCAAGATTCTAGATACAATTAGCTTCCCTGCATCTATGCGAGACATTGACACAGGACAGACAACAGTCCAAGCAGATCCAGCCACACAGCGCACAGCCCTTGCAGCCCTTCAGACTGTGGCTACTACCGAGTACGGCGCAGTGTACATGGATGGCTCTGGCGATGTTGTATTCCAAGATCGACAACTGACCACATCCTCTGTAGCAGCTACTCCAGTAGTCTTTAACGACACAGGCACAGAGATTGGTTACTTCGATGTAAAGTGGGTCTTAGATGACTCCCAGATCTATAACAAGGCTACTGTTACCAGAGAAGGCGGGTCTGTCCAGACTGTCATCAATCAGGACTCTATTGACAAGTACTTCACCCACAGTTATAACCAATCTGGGCTTTTGATGGAAACAGATGCAGAAGCTCTACAATACGCTCAGGCCTTTATCGCATCAAGGAAAGAGACAGCCATCCGCGTAGATGAGCTAACCCTTGATCTACAGCAGGATAACTACACAGCGGGAACAATTGCAGGGCTAGACCTTGACTTCTTTGATCCCATTACTATTACCACAAGCCAGCCTAACTCAACTACATTGACTAAGACTGTGCAGGTATTTAACATCACCCATCAAATACGCCCCGATTCATGGAAGGTCAGGTTTGGCACAGCTGAGCCGATCATCGATGGCTTCATCTTAGATTCCGCTGTAAGTGGTATTCTAGATACATCGGTATTAAGTTACTAAGGAGAAACAATGGCAGCAGGACAAGGCTTTAAGACTTTCGCCACAGGCGATGTCCTAAGCGCAGCGGATGTAAATGGCTATCTCATGCAGGGAGTGCTGGTCTTTGCCGATTCTGCTGAGCGTGATGCCGAGATAACATCTCCAGAGGAAGGACAGTTCGCGTATCTTAAGGATACCGATGTAACGACCTATTACACAGGTAGTGCATGGGCTAACCTAGATACAACAGGCATGACTAACCCGATGACTACGACAGGCGATGTCATCTACTCATCAAGTGGATCGACCCCTGCTCGCTTAGGCATTGGTACAGCTGGTCAAGTCCTCAAAGTTAATTCAGGTGCAACTGCGCCAGAGTGGGGCGCGGCTGGATCTAGCGGTGCATTGACTTTAATCTCGACTACGACACTTACTGGAACAGCATCAACTATTACTTTTTCATCTATTCCTAGCACATATGAAAATCTAAAAATTATATGGAGCGCAACAGGTGCAGATGATTATGTAAAAATGACTGTAAATGGTGTTGGCACTTCGACTTATTATTCACAAACAACAACGGCATCAGGTTCTTCCGTTTCAGCAACGGAATTACTAGGATCAACGGTAATGTATGTTGGCGTAAAAAACGCGTTGTCATCAGGATTAATAGATTTACCAAATTATAAGAGGACGACAATGAAGAAAACAGTAAATGCAATTTGCGGAAGGCGTAGCGGTACAGGCGCAAACGAAACTCGCGTTTTTTCGTTTTTTTGCACTAATGATGCAACTACTGCAATTTCACAAATTGATATAACATCCGATAGCGTATTTAATGCAGGTTCTTCCTTCTCACTTTACGGAGTAAGTTAATATGACTGAGACACTTAACAAGGTAATCCTCACAGGCGAAAACGAGGAAATTGTTCCTCTAACTGCTGAGGAAATTGCAATTATTGAACAAAGCAAATTAGAGACCGCTAAGGAAAAAGCAGCACTTGCTGAGGCAGTTGCAGCAGCACAAGCAGCCAAAGAGGTAGCGATAGCAAAACTTGCTGCACTTGGCCTAGACTTAGATGATCTGAAGGCACTCGGATTCTAAGTGAAGGTAAAGCTCTCTAAGGCTGCTGTTCAGTTAAGAGAACAGATAGATGACAGTTTCCCGAGCCGCGGTAGGCGTAGCGATGGATGGATCGCAGATGCAAGGCACATTCGTGCTGGCAAGTCTGATCACATACCAGATGCTGATGGCTGGGTTCGTGCCATCGATGTATCGCGTGACCTTTTTGAGGGATCAGAACCAGACATTATGGGTGATCTTTGTGACCAATTACGAATCGCTTGTAAGTCTAAGCAAGAAAAAAGAATTGCCTACATCATTTTTGAGGGTCGCATTTGTTCCAGAATCCTTAACTGGAAATGGCGTAATTACAGCGGTGCAAACCAACACACTAAGCACGCTCACTTTAGCTTTAAGAAGAAGGCTGACCTACTGGGTCAGTTTTATCAAGTATCTATGTTAGGCGGAGACTAATGACAAACATCAAACACCCTATTTATCTAGCTGCTGGAGCGTTCCTTGCTGCTTGGTCTGCAACAAACTTTGAGGCAGATTACAGAGCGATCCTGTGGGCTGTGGTCTCTGGTGTCTTTGGCTATGCGAGCCCCAAAAAGTGACACAAACAGACTTCTTTACACTCTACCTAGCAACGCTAGCCATTATTGGCGGCTTGTCAGGTTATGTAATTACTCATCTGCTCTCTGAGATCAAGCGACTCAACACGCGAGTAGATGAGATCTACAACATCCTCCTAGACAGGTAACATTGTGCTATGGCAAGAAAAGCAACTAAGGCACTAGAGGAGCAAGGCTACTCAAAGCTCGACGCATACTGCATCGGCCTCTATGAGTACTTTCTGTCCTTAAAGCGTGCAGGGTTTGCTGAGGATGTAGCGATGTTTATGATCACAGAGCCACAGGCATACCCGCATTGGATCTTGCCAGATGGCATACCGCCTGAGAAGTTAGGCGATTACATGGATGAGGATGACGATTAAGCGGATAGTCGTAGTATCGGACTTACAAGTTCCGTACCATGACAGGGTTGCAACCCGCAACCTTGCTAGTTTTATCTCTAAGTTTAAGCCAGATCAAGTAGTAACCATTGGCGATGAGATCGACCTTCCCCAGATAAGCAAGTGGGAAGAGGGGCGCATGGGCTCGTATGCCCAGACTTTAGATGATGATCGTAACGAGGCTGTTCAGCTTCTCTGGGATCTAGGAGTTACAGATTGCATCCGTAGCAACCACACAGATCGCTTGTACAACATCATTATGGCTAAAGTGCCAGCCTTCGGAGCTCTGCCAGAGCTGCGCTTTGAGAAGTTTATGCGCTTCGATGAATTAGGTATAACCTTCCATAAGAATCCTATGCCTATCGCACCTAACTGGATTGCAGTACATGGAGACCACACACCCATTAAGCCACATGGGGGTTTATCAGCCCTTGAGGCGGCTCGTAGGCATGGTAAGAATGTTATCTCAGGTCATACCCACAGAGCGGGGCGTTCGGCCTTCTCAGAGGCTTCTGGAGGCCGTATAGGGCGTGTCCTGCATGGTGTCGAGGTAGGCAATCTGATGGACTTCAAGCAAGCTGCTTACACTAAGGGCGTAGCCAACTGGCAACAGGCTTTCGCTATCATCTATGTGAACAAGGCTAAGGTGCAGGTGGACTTGATCCACATAGAAAAGGACGGCACATTCATTGTGTCTGGAAAGTCCTACGGCAGACCTAGATAATCGTTATCGTTTTGTTATCTAAATGTACTGGATCTGTCTGACAGTTCTGTCACACTAAGTCTGTACCCAATCAAGGGCATTGGGGCAGTTAGGTAAGGAAATGACAATTACACCAATTCAACGACATCCAATCCGTTTAGCATTTAAGGATAAATGCGTTTCATGCTTAAAGCCATCTTTTTATCTCTGGAACGCAGATGGCTTCGCATTGACAGATGAATCCACAAGTGATGGATTCTGCAATAATTGCTGGAATTACTAGGGGGCTAAGATGAGCTTTGAGATGCCAATGATTGTGTTGCTTCTAGCAGCTAATGTGTTGTGGTACTTAGTCGGATGGGCTAAGGGTTTTAATGAGGGCAAGCGCGAGGGAATCATGGTAGGCAAGACCTTTCAGCGAGTGACAACAGATGCTCGCTAATGAGATCCTTTTATCAGCAACAGACACAATCCGTGATCGTGGCTTATCGTATGGTCACCCTGCGGATAACCTGCAACATACCGCAATGCTCCTCTCAGCATACTTACAAACACCAATCCATGATTATCAAGTCGCAGGGATCATGGTCTTGGTTAAACTTGCAAGGACTAATCAATCAGCCCAGCACATCGACAACTGGATCGACATGGCTTCCTACGCAGGTTTAGGTGGGCAACTAGCAACCGAGGAGAATGAGCTTTATGTTTAACCTAGCCGATTACGAGACAGTAGAGGTGCGACTTGAGAAGTTTATTAAGGAGTATGCGGATTTCCGTATTGCAACAGAGCTGGAAGTGGTCGAGAAAGATCGATACATTGTTAAGGCGTATCTTTATAAGACTGCTAGCGATAGCGTTGCATGGGCAACAGGATACGCTGAAGAAAAGATTACTGATCGAG